TCATTCTGGTTCTTCTATCTTAGCTGCAGATATAGGTTATACACATAGAGCATTAGATAATACTGATGATCCTTATACTTCTTACTTAGAGCGTGAAAACTTATCAATAACACCTGAGTTTTATACAGAAGCATTTAATTCAATAGCTTTATTAACTCAAGATGATGGTTCAGCAGCAACATTAAATGTTAAAACTCTTTCAACTAATGCCCCAGGAGCTACAATAGATTTTACAAGTTCTTCTACTAAAACAAATACATTTAATACATCTACTTCATATAAATCAGATGCTAGATTAAATGGTAGATTTATAAGTTATAGGATAGATGATAGTGCAGCTACATCAACATCTTGGAATTTATCTGGCATTCAAATTGAAGTGCAAGACGGAGGAACAAGATGACGATTAATGAACCTTCATTAGATTCTAATAAAGATGCTGCTTCATTAGCTTGGGAAAAATCAGTTACCGAAGCTACTAATAGAATGCAACATCAAATAGATAATATAAGTGAATCTGTAAATACTTCTCCGTCTTTAGTTGCTGTATATGCTAGAACACTAGATGGTAAAGGTCAACAGTTTACACCATTTGAAGAAGCTAATGGTTATGTAGCTTACGTTCCGTATACTGATGCATATCCTACGTTACCTTTAACTGGATTAACTTTTGCAGAATATTCAAATGAAGCAATAGATTTTGTAATAAAACAATATAGAGAAACTCCAAATAGACCGGCTAATCCGGGTTCAGTATCATATACTGTAAGTGGAGGAAGCTGGACTGCATCTACAAACTGGGATAAAACTAAATTAAATAGATCTGGTACTAATATATGGTTTTGTGAAGCTAAAATAATAGGATCAGTTGGTGAAACAGTTACTGCTAAATGGAGTGATCCTAAATTATTATATGGTGGTGCAGTAGCTACTGGTATATTATATTATAATGCAGCTCAAACAGGTCCACCTTCAGCACCAACAGTAGATACATCTGGTACTGCAACAGGTGCTGTAATAGATGGATATGATTATGATTCAGGTGTATTTAGTTTAGGAAATGATGCGGCTTTATCAACTTTAGGTTGGCAGTATGTTCCTATTACTGTTGCTATGAGCGGCGCAAATAGTATTAATAAAAAGCATTGGCAAGTAAGTTTTCATGTAGAAACTTTAGAAGTTACTAATCAAGCAGGTGATGCTCCAGGACAAATAATAACATTTGGAACTGTAGAAGGATTTATACCTATAGGTTCTGTATTGCAATCTGATAACTATAGTAATCAAGCAGGTAGTTTAGCAGGTTGGCAAATAGATAGATCGGGTAATGCTGACTTTAATGATGTTAATATTAGAGGTAACTCAACTGTAGCTGGAAGTATTGTATCAGGCTCATTAACTTCAGCAACAATTAGTGGTAATAATATTGATGCTGGAACAATAGATGCAGTCAGTATAACAGGTTCTAGTATTAGCTCCACTAATATTAATGTAAATAATATAACTATAACTGGTCAAATTAAAGCAGAAAATTTAGTTGAAGGAGTTGTTACCGCTGTTTATGGTGGTAATGGCACTGGAACTATTGTAAGTTTTACTTCATCCAATATAGCTAACATAGATACAGATATTATTGTATTTTTAGCAGTAGCTGGTGGTGCTACTGCAGGCCAGCATTCTGGTAGTATAACTGTATATTTTTCTGGAAATACTTCATTAAATGCGGGTATTACTGCTAGTAATGGTCAAGGAGGTAAAGTTCAAACAAATGCCTTTAAGTTTCAAGTAGCTAAAAATACAGCTTATACTATATATACAGTTTCACAGTCTACTGGAGACCAAGGTGGTTTAACTTATTCTAATGCAAGTGCTACAGTTATAGAGGTTAAAAGATTATGACAATTAAATTAAAGCTTAACAAAGATAATATTCTTTTAGAATTTATGCAATCTGAAACTGGTTATTGGGATGATTTAAAAGAAGGCGAAAAAGTAGTTATTAGTAATGATATAAACTATAGTCCTTTAAGTGAGTTTATAGGTTATTGTTATGATGAAACTAAAAAAACTTTTAGCAAACCTAACGAATTAAAATTTAAAGAAATAAGAATTAAAAGAAATCAATTACTTATAGAGTCAGACTATACACAATTATCTGATAGTGCACATAAAGGCACTAAAGAAGAATGGAAAGTATATAGACAAAAATTAAGGGACATAACTAAAGATGTAACAGATCCAGATGTTATTGCATTCCCTGAGGAGCCTAAGTGATAAGAGTACTAGAAGACAATGATACATTTGAAGCTATACAATTAATGAGAAACTATACTATAGTTAACGGTGAGTTTCATGGTTTTGATTATAACGAAGCAGTATGGATGAGATACTTTTTAGATATAGTTGAAAAACAAAAAACAAACCCACACTATTTAGCTATAGGTGATTTTACAGAACATAACATACAAGGATTTTTAACAGCACATGCATATGTTAATTACTATAATAATACTTATGTAATGGATGTTAAAGATTGTATTGTAAATTTAGAAAATAAAAATAATGCTTTTATAGTATATAGATTATTTGATGCTATGATAGAGCATACTAAAAAACATGGTGGTAAACACTGGAGGGCAGACTCAGTGAGAGGGGAAAGTGATTCATTGAGATATGGTAAACTATTAGCAAAAAGATATAATGCTAAATTAAATACCTCAATAAGAGGTGTCATAGGAGAATAAATTATGGGTGGAGGAAGAAGCGCACCACAACAAACGGTTACTCAATCAGGTATTGATCCAGAGTTTAAGCCGTATTTAGAAAGAGTACTAAGTGATGTAACTGATAGATATGAAGGTGATATTGGTAAACTTGAAGAAGGTGATACAAGCAGCGTTGTAGCTGCATTAGATCCTGCTCAAGAGTCAGCACTTAAAACACAACAAGCATTAGCTGAACAAGCTGTTACAGGTACTGGCGCATTTGATTATACGAATGCTATGAATCGTGACATACAAAATGTAGTAGGTTCAGCAGCTGGACAAGCAGCACTTGGTGGTTATGGTGGATCAGCTCGAGCACAAAAAATGATGGCTAGCGCAGTTGGTGATAAGTCAATGCAATTTCAACAGCAAAGACAACAAGATATACAGTCAGGTGCTAAAGGACTTGGTCAAGTTGGTAGT